GGCGCAGCGGGAGCTGGCGCAGGTGCTGCCGGCGCGGGGGCAGCAGCGGCCGCCTGCCCTGCGCGGTACGCAGCCCACTCAGCCGGCGAAGCGTAGGGGCTGGGCTGGCCTGGTGGCGGCGCGACTAACGTGCCAAGCGTCAGCACAGGCATGCCACCGCCGCGCGAATCTGGCACGGCGCCCACGCCCACGGAGATGATGTTGCCGCGCTCATTGACGCGGGTCTCCGTGCGCACACCGGGCTCGGTCGGTGCCGGCACGACCTTGCGACGCTGGCCCTCGACGTACATCTCGGCGATGGCCTGCTCGTTGACCACCGCTCCGGTCTGGCGCAGTGCGCGAATGATCTGCTGGCGGTCGGCCGCCGGGATGGACGACAGCAGCACCTCGCGGCCGTTGACGTTGACGTAGGCCTTGGTCAGCTCGTCGGGCGTGAGCAGCGCCAGCGGCTTGCGCGGGTCGCGGCCGAACTCGCTCACGTAGACCTTGTCCAGCGCGACTTCGTCGATGATCCTTTGCTTCTCATCGGCGGTCACCGGCTTGTTCTGCCGCTCCGCGGACATCGCGCGCACGCGGCGGTCGACCTCGGACGAGAACCGGCCCGCGGTCTCGGGGTCCTTCTTCTTGTCGATGCCCAGGCCCACGAGCGCGGCGTCGACGCGCTGCGCGTCGGTGAGCATCGCGTCCTGGGTGGCGCCACCTTTGCCAGCCTGGGTGGCCGCGTCGATCAGTTGTTCCATCTGCGCCGGCCCGACCTTGGTGGTGAGCGCGGTCAGGTTGACCTTCTCGCCACGCGCCAAGCGCTCGCGCGCGTCGATGTAGACGGCCCAATCGGTCTTCACCGGATCGCCCGCGGCGGCTTGTTTGGCCTTCTCGCGCACGTGGTCCTGCAGCGTGACGCGCTCCTTGCCGTCCATCTGCGCGAGCAGCACTTCGGGCACCGGCTTGCCCTGCCCCACCAGTTGCCAGGCCTGGTCGCTGGCCACGCGCTCGCGCTCCTGCTGCGCGGCCATCGTCATCGCGTGGGTCTCGCGCACGCGCTGCAGTGCCTTCTCGCGCACGGCCGTGTTGTCGGTCTTGCTGATCTGGCTCAGTTGCTCGCCGAACGGGAGGTTGGCCACGCTCGCGGCCAGGCGCGTGGCCTCCTGGTTGTCGGCCTCACCTTGCACCGCGGTGTCGATGCGCGTTCGCACGTCAAGCGGGATCGCGCTGCCGTACTTGAGCAGGTAGTCCTTGGCGACCTGAGCGCCGCCGGGCCGGGAGGCCAGCGCCACGGCCACGTCGGCGTGGTACTTGGCGAGCTGCTCGTTGGCCATCGCCTCGCCGACCTCGGCGCCGTAGCCCTCGCCGGCGGCATAGGCGATGGCGCGGTCGCGAATCTGCGCGGCGGTCGTGGCTGCCAGCGCGTCGGCGTTGGCTGGGCTGACCAGGCGCCCGGCGTCGACAATGGTCTGGTTCTGCAGCGTGCGGAAGTTGATTTCGCGCGCGCGGCGCTTCTCGCCCTCGACGTAGCCGAGCGTGTCGGCCTCGGCCTGCACCGCGAGCTGGCCGAGCGAGCGATTGGCGATCTGCTTGGCCATTGGGCTGGCGTTCTGCCCGTAGGTCTCGGGGGCCTTCTTCCACCAGTCGGCCATCGCGGCGCTGTACTGGTCAACCTGGTCGCCCATGTACTGCTTGCGCAGCGCGGCGCGCTGGCGCTGGTAGTCGGTGCGGACCTGCAGCTCCAGGCGGAACGCCTCGTCCTGCGCATCGCGTTCGATGCGCCGATCAAGCAACTCAGCGCCGGCAGCCAGCGTCTGCGCGCCTTGGCGCGCTTCGGTCATCAGGTCGGGCGCGCGCTGGTAGACCGGGCGCAGCGCCTCGCTGCGAACCTGGGGGCCGTCGTAGGTTGGGATGCGGGGCATTAGACGACTCCCGGGGCCGGCGGCTTGCGGTACGTCATCCACTTGTCGGCCACCGACATGGCCGAGCCCAGCAACGACCCGGCGCCGCTTAGGCGCATGCCGCTGGCTTGCTGGCGCGCGGCGTAGCTCTGGTTGGCGGCGTCAGCGCGGATAGCCCAGCCCTCGCGGCGCGCGTTCATGCGCGCGGTGGCCGCGTCCTGCTCGGCGAAGAAGTCGGTCTGGTCGATGAGCTCGGCCGGCGTGCCCGAGGTCAAGTCGAGCCCCCGCGCGGCCATCATCGAGCGCTGCGCGCCGCGCAAGCCAGCGGCCTGGCGCTGGATCTTCTGCACGTCCTCCTCGCCGCGGCGCTGCGCATCGGCCGCCGCGTACTCGGCCATCGTTTGGTTGTTGCGCGCGACCTGCTGCATCGCGTCTGCCTGGTTTTTCGCACCCACGAACTGCATGATCCCGGAGCCGGCCGACAGCCCGAGCTGCAGCATCTGCATGGTGCTCAGACCACCCGCGGCGGCCGTGCCGGCGGCCGCAGCCGTGCCGGCGGCCGCAGCCGTGCCGGCGGCGGCAGTTCCAGCAGCCGCGGCGGCAGATCCAGCGGCGGCAGCGCCGGTGAAGGCCGCCGAGATCGACGACCCGATGGATGCCAGTGCGGCGCCGATTGCAGCGAAACACATGATCAGGCTCGCATGTCGAAGGGATGGAACAGCGCGCCGGTGGGCACGCGCAGTGGCGGGTGGATCGTGAACCCGAGGCGCTTCAGCCATCGGATGGCCACGCGGTTCTCGGCGTGCACCACGTTGGTCAAGTGCGGGTAGACCTCCAGCATCGCTGCAATGTAGCGGCGGGCCTCGCGCTGAAGGACACCGGGGTAGCGCGCAAGCACGTCGGTGCCCACGAGCCAGGGCACCGCAGCCGGCGCGAGCGCCGTGCTATGTGGATGTCGGCCACAGCCGCCGATGGCGACTAGGCGGCCGTTGATCAGCGCGGTGCGCGCGAAGTGCGAGGTAGCGATCGACTCGCGCAGGCCCTGCTCGACGTCAAACCCGGACGCAGTGGCCTCGACGCGGTCGACGGCGCGGATCTCGCGCACCATCTGCTCGACGTCGCCGGGCTCGACCGGCCGGATCTCAACCGCCGGTTGCGACATCCAGCGCGATCCCAAGCACCGTGAGCGGCAGCGGCTGGTCCTGGCGCACGCACACCGAGCCGTCGCTGTTCCACGACGGGCTGATCGCGAAGCGCAGCTCGCCAGTCTTCAGCGCCGGCGGCGAGCCGTAGGGGTCGGTGTGGTCGCGCGCGGGAGCCTCGGTAAGCTTGGCAAACGACGGGCCCGCCTTCACCAGGTTCGACTGCGTGATGCGCAGCGCCACGCCGTTGACGTTCTTGCGCATGTACTGGCCGGCCGCCGGCGCGCCCTCGAACGCGAGCGGCAGGGTCTGCAGGTCCGAAGCGTAGGCCAGGCCGACGTGGATCGTGCTGTAGGGACCGTCGAGCGTGATGCTGCCGCTGGAGACCGTGCGCGGCGGGTGCACCGCGCCATCGGCCAGGATCTGCACCTGCTTGCCCTCAAGGTGCCACAGGCCCGTGACTGAGCTCACCGGCGTGCTGTCGTAGGTGAGCCCCGAGTCGACGAAGAACGCATCGGCCTGGTCAACGAACTGGCGCGACTGCAGGCGTTCGACGTAGCGCACTGTGCGGCCGTTGACGGTGCGGCGCACGATGACGTAGAGCACGTCCTCGTTGTTCTCAGGGACAACGCACGCGGACTCGAATGCACCATCGGTGATGTGTTGGTGCCAACCGTAGACCTGCTGCTCGGGGACGTGCGTCAGACCGAGCAGCGCGCCATCGGAGCGCACGCACCACAGTGCGGGCACCGGCGCCCGGCAATAGGCCAGATCCGTGATGGTGTAGCCGTTGAACAGGTGCGGCGCCATGATCGACACGTCGATCGAGGTGTAGGCGCTCGACTCCCAGTTGTAGGCGAGCTCGCGGATGCGAGAGCCCTGCGCCTGCACGTACAGCAACGAGTTGGTCGTAAGCGCTGGTCGAACGTCTGACGAACCGCTGAAACCCTGGGGCTTTACCGACAAGCTGGTCGGCGTAATCGCAGGCGCACTGTCAGCGTAAATGCGGAATTCACCCCCGCCCGTCAACGCAATCAGGTCAGCCAGCGGGGCCAGGTGCAGGATGGCATTGTTCTGTTGCGCGGCAATTCGGAATTGCAGCGCGTCGTCGTCCTGGCTCGGCGTGCTCGACGTCAGATTCGCCAGCGTTCCATTGCGCGTGGCGTAGATCGTCTGCGGTTCGTTTGTGGCACCACCGAACCACCGGCGCTGCTCGTAATGGGTGACGGCGGTCGGGTACTTGCCTGACGCGGTGTTGAGTGTGTAGACGTCTTCGGGTGGCGAGATCGTCGTGTCGGCCAGGACGTTGTCGTCGACGATCGCCTCGATCGCGATGTAGCTGCCCACGGGGGACGCGCTCGCGCCCGGGTCAGAGGCCATCGAGTAGGTGAAGGTCGAGGTGCCTGTGACCGTGATGGTGAAGGTGCCGTTGTACTGCGCGGGCGAGGCGCCGGAAACCTTGACTACGTCGCCCGTGTCCAGGCCGTGCGCGGCGGCGGTCGTGAGCGTGGCAGTGGTGCCCACGCGCGTGATCGAGCTGATGGTCTCGCCGGTGATGAGCGGCGCCTGGCCGATGTAGCCGTAGATGCCGCCGCGCTGTTTGTAGAGGCGGTAGCGGTAGACGCTGCTGTCGGGGGTCCAGCGCAGCGTGTTGTAGTTGCCGGAGACGGTCAGGTTGTTCGACGTGCTCACCGGGTCGGACGGCAGCGATTCGGTGATGCCGTCGGACGCGACGGCGGTGATGACGTAGGACTGCGGGTTCTGGTTGCCGGCTGTGCCGATGGTGGCGGTGACGGCCAGGCCCGATGGGATGGTCAGGCTGGGAGCAAAGCTAACCGTTGTCAGCGTCCAGTTGGTCGCGCCCAGGCGGCGCAATTCGCGCGCGGCGTAGCTCGGGTGGCAGATAGTCAGAACATCGGCGTCTTGCGTGAATCGCAGCGCAAACAGGTCGGCGACGGCGTATGGGGTCGACAACGTGTACACGCGCGCCACCTGCGTGCCAGACGCGACGGTCGGGTTGCCCCACAGGTCTCTTGTCGTGAACGACACCGAGTCCACGACGGTGATGCGGTGCAGGCGCCCGCCGATGTACACGTCGTCGCCGGTGCTGTAGAAGTGAAACCCGGTCAACTGAACCGTTGAGCCGACGATGGTGTTGATCGCTTTAGTCGATTCCAGCACCGCGGCCCCGTTGACAAAGAACCGGATAGAGCTATCACCGAACTCCAGGGCGACGGCCTGGTTTGCGCTGTAGACGAACGGGATCAGCCGTGCGGCGACGCTGGAGCTTTTCACTTCGGCGGCAAACCGAAACCCCGGCCGGCGGCTCGCGGGCCCGTGCGGCAGCGTCGTGAAGTTGCGCGCGAGCGCCAGGCCCGTCTGGTACTTGTTGAGGTCCAGCCGCCCGTAGAGCTCGGGCGTGATCTCCCCGCCCGCGAAGCTGCGCAGCAGCGTCTTCATGCGCGCGCGGTGATCGAGGGCGGCGTGTAGGCGCTGGACTCCTGCGCCGCGCTCGCATCGAGCGCCGCGGCCGTGCGCAGCGCGTTGAGGCCGGCCTTGGTCCAGGCGTCGCCGATTGTGATCGACTCGCGGCCCTTGATGATCGGCCCGGCCAGGTAGCCGGCCAGCAGCATGCCGAGGCCAGCGGTGAAGTCGGCGGTGAACTTCGTCGTGTCGGTGACGTCGCGCGTGTAGATCAGGACCGCGTCTTCGCGGTCGGTGTAGAGCGCGTCGGCCTCGCGCTCGAACGGCGCGCCGTTGCGCTCAGGCGCGTCGAGCTCGTCGGCCGCGAGGATCTTGCGCGGGCGCAAGCAGTCCGACGGGATCTGGTACTTGTAGGCCCACTGTTCGCTGTCGTTGGCGAGCATCGCCAGAGTAGCGCGCTTACGTGCGAAGCTCCACGAGTGCGACGCGAGCGCCGTCTGCCGTGCGATCGGCAGGAATCTGGCGCAGTGGCCAGCCTCGACGCTGCCGTCGGGCGGGCTCAACTGGGTCACCACGGCGTCGGCGCCGAGGTGGCTCAGGGCGGTATTGGCGATGTCGACAGCGCTGGCCATGACGCGACTGTAGGCCCGAGGTCAGGGCACACGGACACCCTCAGCGCCG